GACTACAATAAGTTTAAAAAGCAATTTATCAAGGCTAACTCAGTTGACTCAGCAGACGCTGTGAAAGTTGAGCAGCCAAGTGGGGAGAAATCCCAAAAAATGGAGACTAATATGTCAGAAGAAAATAAAACTCCTGAAGTTTCTCCTGAGTTCGATTTGAACAAATTTGCATCAGAAGCTGCTGAAAAAGCAGTTGCTGCTTATGCAATGAAGCAAGCCGAACTTAAAGCAGCTGAAGAAAAAGCACAACAAGAGCAGGCTGAAAAGCAAGCTGAAGTTGAAGCTAATGAAAAGGCTGCTCAAGAAGCAAAGCAGGAAGAACAAAAATCTGTTATTGAAGCAGGTTTATCTGGAGCTGAAAGGCTTATGTCTGATGTTGAAAAAAGAGTCAAAGATGACTACTCTAATTTAGAGGAAGTTGTTAAAGGGCTTGAAAAGCAACTAGCAGAAAAATCTGAAGAAATCATGAATATTCGTGAGTCAAAAAGAATTTTTGCTGACAGACAAGGTCAAGGCGATTGGAAAAAAGCTTTCGAGAACGACATCATTGATGCAAAATTTGCTGGTTTAGCTACTGGTAAAGGATGGGACAATGAGTATGCTAAGTCAGTTATGGAAAAAGTTAATGCACATAGTGGTGTTGGCGTTTCATCTGCTGATTTCGAGCAAATCGTTTCAACAAACATCGAAAGAGATATTCAAAATGAGCTAGTATTGGCACCTCTCTTTAGAGAAATCCCAATGACTTCAGCTAACATGATTATCCCAATCCTACCAGACAGCGGATACGCACAGTTCACATCTAACCAAACTGCTAGTGGTTCATCACCACATGGTAACTTGGCACAAAGAGGTGACACATACGGTTCCCCTTATGGTGGTGTTGACCTAACTGAGAGAACACTCTCAACCAACAAGTTGATTTCACAATCATACTTAGGTAACGAAACTGAAGAAGATGCAATCATGCCAATTCTACCTTTAATTAGAGAGTCTATGGTAAGATCACACGCTAGAGCAATCGAAAATGCAATCCTATTAGGAAACCACGCAGACGGTGCTTTCACATCAGGTGCTTTCGACGGCCTTATTAAAATGGCTGACGACGACAGTGATGTTGATACAGACACTGGTGGCGGTGCAGGCGGAATCTTCGCTTCAGGCGACAAAGTTGTCGCAACAGACCTTTTAGCCCTAAGAAAGAACATGGGCAAATATGGTGTTAACCCTCAAGATGTAGTATACATCGTGTCTCAAGAAGCTTATTACAACCTTCTAGAAGATGCTGAGTTCCAAGATGCTAACCTAGTTGGCGACATGGCTACTAAGCTATCTGGCGAAATCGGCCAAGTATTCGGTTCAAGAGTACTATTATGTGACGAATTCGCATCAAAAGCAGCTACTAAGCACGCCGCTGTAGCAGTTTATGCTAGAAACTATGTAATGCCAAGATTGAGAGGTGTTACCATCGAGTCAGACTACGAAGTAGCTAACCAAAGAAGAGTCCTAGTGGCTTCTCAAAGATTAGGTTTCTTAGACCTAATTGACGGTGCAACTTCTAAGTGGGCATTTAAATACGCAGCAGCTAGTTAATAGCTGATGGATTGGAGGGGAGCAATCCCCTCCACTTTTTAAGGGAAATATGGCAGATTTAATAACATTACAACAATACAAAGATTTTGCAGGACTTCAAGGCGAAAGTGAAAATGCAAAAATCAATGTTATTATACCTGCAATTAGCCAAGCAGTAAAAACATACTGTGCTACAAGTTTTATAGACTACTATTCTGTTGATAAAACTGAGTACTTTGATATAACTGATGATTTGACTTACGCAATAATGGTTGACGAAAGTCCTTTAGTAAGTGTATCTTTAGTACGAGAAAGGCAAAGCCAAGCTGATTCTTGGGTAACTTTAATTACCGAAAACTCAGACGGCAGTGGAAAGTATGATTACATACTAGACATAGAAAAAGATACTATTTTTAGAACTACTGCAACTGGAGATAAATATTTTCCAAAAGGTAGAAAAGCTGTAGAAGTTACTTACAGAGCGGGGTATAGTGCAACTCCAGAAGATTTAAAACTTGCATGTTTTGATTTAGTTAAATACTATCTCAAAGATGAAAGAAAGTCAAGTTTAGTTATCTCTGGCGCACAAATTCAGAACCAAGTAAGTACAAGTTTACGAGAAAATATAGGATTCCCTGACCACATTAAGAGAATACTAGATTTTTATAAGGTTCATAAGTAATGGCCGATAAATGGAAGTTTCGTACAGTTGATAAAAAGATTCGAGGCGAAAAATTTGACAGATTACTAAGTTCTCAAAGAAATAGTATTTTTAAAACAGGTACACAATTAGGGGAAAAATTAAGAGCACAAGTACAAGCACAAATAACAGAATACTCTCAATTTGATAAATTATTAAGAGATGCAGTTGGTGACTTTGATACTAAAATGGCAGATGATTATGGTAAATTATTAAAGCCAGAAACTCAAGAAAATTTAGGTAAACAATTACAAAGATTAGTAAAAGGAATTGATAGTTTACCTGCAGTTGAAGTAGACCATACAGATATGAAACCTGTAAATCAAGCTTTATCTTTAACAATAATTGCTTTGAATGATGCTTTAGAAGAAATTCAAGTAAATAGAGAAGCAGGAAAAGCTGATTTAATGTTTATAGCTAGAAACAATGATTTACAAAAAGAAATAGGACCTTTTAGTAATATTAGTGGTTTAAAAACAAAAACTGAAAATGTTATAAATAAATTAAGAAAACTAAGATTATTTTCTGAACAACTTGAATTAAAATATAGAAAAGGAGATAGTTTAAAAGATTTAGTAGAAAAGTTCGATGACTATGCAGGAAGCACTGTTGATATAAGTTATCTAAAAGAAAAAGATTTAAATTTTACTGACGGTAAACTTGCAAATCTTAAAATTGTAACAAAAGAATATAATAGAGGAAAAGGAACTTTTGAAAATATTATTGGAACTTTAAGAGTAGCAACTCTTGGAGGTAAAAAAGTAAATTTAACTAATGACATGAAAGAAATGTTAGAAGTTATAAAAAAGAAAGGGCCTGAAAACATAACTGGGTCAAAAGCAATAAAAGAAGTATTAGGAAAACAAGTTACAGATACTTTTAAAGGAAAGAAACCAAAAAAATATAAAACTGCAAGTAAGAAAACAGTAAGTAAAAAAAGAAATATAAAAAGATTACAAAAACCTACAAAACAAAAAATAGGAAATGTAGGCACTGCTTTTGCCACAACTATGAGAGCAAATAAAGCAGCAAAAGCTACTAGAGAGTCTGGTAGTGATATACAAAATGAATTAAATAAATTAAGAACAGTAATAAATAGAAGATTAGGTGCTGAAGTAAGAAGAAATATGGGCAGACCAGCACTAATTAATAGAACTGGAAGATTTTCAAATAGTGCAGAGTTAGTAAGATTGACTTCTTCAAATAAAACTATTGTAGGAGAATATACTTATCAGTTTGACCCTTATCAAACTTTTGAAAATTTAGGTTCTAAAAAGTGGCCAGTAGGATATAATCCAAAACCACTTATTGCTAAAAGCATTAGAGGCTTGGCAGAACAATATACTGACAAAAAATTTACACTTAGGAGAGTATAATGGCATATAGAACGCAGAGAAAAAAGATTGCCGAAGCTCTTGTAGAAAAACTAAAAGAAATAGATGGCAACTATCCATATAATACAAATATTTTTGATAACGCGGATAGTCATTTAGTATTTTTAGACGAAATACAACAATACCCAAAGGTTTGTGTAGTTGCAAGTGATGAAACTAGGCAATACCAACCTGGAGGTTTTAAATGGAGATTTTTACTATTATCAATAAGAGCATATGTGAATAATAGTGAAGATCCACAAGAAACATTATCATTATTACTCGAGGATATAGAAAGAGTAATCGACAATAATGATACGCTAGTGTATGATGACAGTGTCGACCCAAACTTGCAAACGACATCAATGACAATACAAAGTATTACAACTGATGAAGGAGCAATTTCCCCATTAGGAATTGGAGAGATAACTGTCGAAGTACGATATTAGGAAACAGAGGACGCTGATTAAAATCATGCGGAATCCTTTCCAAAGAAGAAATAAATAGGAGAAAGCAATGGCTTTAAATCTATCAAGAAATACCAAAGTATTTGTTAGTTCTGTGAATGGAGTTACATCTGCAGGCGGAAACGTAGTAACTGTAGATGCTATTGGTGGTACTAATACTAATCATGCGGTTGGTGATGTTTTAACTTTTGGAACAACTGATGGAAGTGGAACAAACTTTAAATGTATAGTTGCTGCAGTTACTGCAGGTGCTGTTACTGAAGTTTATATTCCTAACAATTTCAGAGGTTCAGGTTATGCTGATGATGATACTGTAACATCTACTGCTTCTACTGGTAGCGGAGATAACGGATTAGTATTAACTGTAAATGGAGTTAATTCTGGAACAACTGCTGAAGGTGGAAGAGCTGGTTTAGGACTATTCAAAGGAAATGAATCAGACGCAAATACTTTTAGAATTGGTGTGTTAGATGGGTATAGTTTTTCTCAAGGAAGTGATGCAACAGACGTTACAATCAATGAAGCGGGTTCAGAACCAAACCGTGGGTCAAAAAGATTCAATGATTCTTTACCGCCTGCAGAATGGAGTTTCTCAACTTATGTGAGACCATACAAACATGGTACAAACAGTGTTAGAGCTTCTGGCACACATGATATGGTTGAAAATATTTTATGGGCAGCTATATCAGGTAAAGATATTACTGGAGGCGCCTTAACAGGAACTTCAGCAGCTTCTGTAACTTGTGATTCAACTGATGCCGATATTTCATTCGCAAGATCAGACCATCACGAATTATTAAAACTAACTATCTTTTTCGCACTGGAAAATACAACTTACAGACTAAATGAATGTCAAGTTAATCAGGTAGAAGTAGACTTCTCCATTGATGGAATTGCAACTTTAAACTGGTCAGGTAATGCAACAACTATCGATCAGGTAACAAGTGCAATTGAAGATCCTTCAAAAGTATTACATGCTAAACCATCAGGAACAGATACTTCTGTAACAACATCTACTTATATCGAAGGATATAACTATGTAGATATTACTGGCCCAGATGATGCTGACTATTTGAGAAATAAACTCTCAACATTAAGATTATCAGCAACTAAGGACTCAAATGGTATATTAGACCCAACAGCTAGTGATTCAACAACTCAGTATGATATTAATATTACTGGTGGTACATTAACAATTGCCAACAATATTACATACGTAACACCTGAAACACTAGGTACTGTGGATAAACCAATTGGATCTTTCACTGGTTCTAGACAAATGACAGGTTCATTAACAATGTATCTTGATACAAAAACAGATGGATCTAACCAGTTACTCACTGACTTAGCAGCAGCTACCAGCTTAGTAACAAACTCATTTGATATGAGCTTATTTATGGGTGTAAATAATACTAATGGTTCCTTTAGTGGACCTGGTGTAGAATTTGACTTACCAAAAGCTCATTTACAAATACCAACAATTGAAACAGCAGACATTATATCAACAACTGTTGAGTTTGCTGCTCATGGTACAGACCTACTTACAGGTGATGAAATGACCGTTAAATACAAAGGTTCAACTTCTCACTCACAAAGTGGCTACGCTTCTACTGGAAGTAACGCAGTCTAACCATGGCGGAGTATAACTTTCTTCGTGAAAGTAAACTCCATATAGTTTATGGGGGTAATCGATACAATGTAAAGATTACCCCTGACTTATCGTTCTCACAGACATTTGCGGAAGATGCATACTCAGTAAAAACTTTGCATGATCAGACTAAGATGTTTCAAGGAACGAGCGTAACAAAAGCAAATCCTGCCAATTTTAGTTTTGCTATTCATCTAACAGAGGAAAAGGATGAAAGCATAGTGCTAGATCTTTTGACAGATTACGATACAAGTACAGGAGAACAATTATTAAAATCTTTTGATACTTATATCGTAACTGGCGAAAGTACTTTTAAATTAGAGGGTTGTATCATTACAACTGGAGAATTTAATTTTGCAAAAGGCTCGGCTTTAACTTTAACAGTTAGTGGACAAGCCAAAAAACTAGAAAGAGTAGGAGATGAAAGTTACTCACTTCCAGGTACTTTGCAATCTGCAAGTGCCACAAGAACTCCCACCCTATCTTTGCTTGATGTAGAAATAGATGGAACAGATGTACCAAATCTTGTTTCTGCTACATTAAGCGTGCAAAATAATATAAATTGGACTCCTTATGAAACACTACAAAATAGTTTGTCGGTGACTTCAATAAGTAATGCAATGTATCCTTCTAATTATAGCTTAAATGATAGAGTAGTAAGTGGAAACATAACACAATATCTTACTTCAAATAACTCTAGCGATTTTCAAACATTTGATACTTCTGCTCGTGTAGCAGTTAAAACTTTAGTAGACAACTCTACTTTCTTCAATTTTACATCTGGAGCAAGTGATTGTATGTTT